CCTGGCAAGGTGCAGCCCTTCAACTGGCGCGCCTGCTCTGGGCAGTTGGCGCAATTAAAAACGTCGTATTGGCTAGCCCAGCCCGCTGCGAAACAGAGCCCGCGCTTGGTCGGCATCGACTAGGTGAGCCTGTACAACTGCGCTGTACGCCTCCCAGAAAATACCGTCCAGCGCGAGCGCCTCCAGATCATCAGCGTGCAGGGCTTCGCCCTCTAACCGTAAAGGCTCGCGCCCTTCAATCTCTCGAAGGCTGAAGCCGACCACCTCACCAGCGACCTGCAAGATGCCCTCTTTGAACTTGCCGAGCCTCGCAGCGTCTGCGACCGGGTCGTCGCTGGTGCCATCCTCAAGCCTGCCCTCGATCGTCGCCAAGCCTTTGCGCAGCGACGTGTCACGCCCTAAGATCGACGACCAGCGACCGGCTGGGATAAACGCCAAGCGCACACGCTTGCCGCTTTGGAGCTCCACCCAGTCGCTCAGCTCGTCAGCTGTCTCTGGCGTGATGTTATCGAGGGCGTCGCTCATAGCAAGTGAATGCGAGCCGTGGCGGTGCCGTAGCTAGGGCGAAAGCCTCGCCCGCTCATCTCGAGCGTTGCCAGCCCGCCCTCTTCGCCGATCGTGGTATTGCACTGAGCTGCCGGGATCTCGATTACCACCGTGTTGCCCGGCGTGTCGCCAAACTGCATAAGCACAGCGAACACCTGATTGTTTTGAAACTGCAAAGCTGCGCCATCGCCAAAGGTCTGCGAGCCGCCAGCCAGCAGGTCGGCAGTCGTGCCGTCGTGATACAGCCGCATCTCGGTGGTGCAGTTGTTTTGCACAGCGACGAAACCCTGCCGCCCGTTGGTGCCGGTGGCTGCCGTGCGAGGCTGCACGTCGGTGGCGGTGTCAAACCCTGCGCTGATCGCAGTGGCTACAGCGACGCCTGTGCTAGCGCTTGGCGTAAAGTTGCCAGAGCCATCGACGCCCCAGCTATCATCGACGCAGATAAGAACACGAGCGCCACGGGTTGAAACCGGTCCCAGATTCGGCGCAGCAAAAGCGCCAAAGGTCGGGCTGCCTGCTGCGTTCTGGTCTGCTGTCCACGTTTGCGCCTGAGCTGAGTAGGTCGCCAAGAGCAAGCCGTCAGCGTCGCTAAACGCAACCGAGCCCATGCAGCCTTGAAAGAGGCGGTCAATGCCAGAATCAGCCAGCCGACCGTGCACCGTGATATGCGCACGCTCGCCTGCGGTCTGGTCGATCGGATAGGTGCGCATGCCATAAATATCATCGCCAGCTGCCGGCGCATCACTAAAGCCGCCCGTCATGTTTGCGGCGCTATCGCCTGCCAGCGTGATCGTGTCAGCTACAGCATCGACAGCAACCACCGGCGCAGTTTCCATTTTGCCCGCAGCGTTGACCCAGCCGACCACGTCACCGACAGCATAGCCGACAACGCCGACGCGCCCAGCGCCAAACTGCAGCACCCAGCGGGTCGATCCTGCGATAACGTCTTCGCCTTGAATGTTGCGCACCGTGCCGCCGGTAGCTTGCTCGATCAGCATGTCATACTGCGGCGCAGCCGTTGAGGCGTTGACTGTGTTAGCAGCGCCGCCGCTGAGGTCCAGCCCTCGCATGTAGAAAGCCAGCGCAGGGCTGGCGTCTTTGTTACCGCTCACACCTGCCGGCGTCTCTCCGTCCCCTCGCTGCCCCGTTATGGCTATAGACTCACGCGTAAACTCCATGGTCGTTGCGCTGGTGATCTCGAGGTCGGTGTAAGCTGCGCCGACCATATCGCCGGCGGCGTAACGCTCCGACAGATCCCAGGCGGTTTGCCCTGCGACGGCTGCGATCTTTCCGATCTGCACACGATTGATTCGCTTCAAGGTCATCTTATAACTCCCGCCGCACGCGTGCAGCTAATTCTATTTCTACAGAGTAGGCAGCCGTTGGCAATTGCGTAATTCGCCACGGTGCAGGTTTGAGGCTGAGCAGCCCGGTGTTGGTATAGTCGTAATCCATACGCAGCAGAGCGCCCATAAGGCGCTCAGCGTCGTCGGTCATAACGTCAGAATCTTTGCCAATGCTGCGCTGGTAGCGCCCTCGCTCGTAATAAATCTCGACGAGGTAGGTGCGGTCTAGGTAGCTGATGCCCGTGGCACCGATCGCAGGCGCATCGGCTAAGCGCTGCAAGTTGCCGCCTGTGGCTAAAACCGAAAAGCGACGCCAAGCCTGGCGCCCTAGGTCTTCGATGCGGTCCCACTCAATAAAGCCCGGTGAGCCGGTTAGCGTGGTGTTCTCTACGGTGGTGACCAGCAGGTCACGCACAGGGTCGGTCGCCCACGTCATCGGTCGATCCAAACACGGCTATAAGTCTCATGCGTATCACCGGCCGGCGTGCCGTCTGCGTCGGTATCGACCCAGGCGAAGCGGTCCACGGTGTCGCGCAGGTAGCTGTTGGCTTGATTGTTTGCCTCTTCGGCTAGATCGACGAAGTCTGGACCCATCGAGCCAAACTCTTGCGCAGCGCAGCGAGCTGCAATAGCCGGCTCGAGCTGGTCCCACGATCGCAGGTTGTACCAGCCGAAGCCCATGCGCTCCATCGCCTCCACGACCAGCGTCAGCGCTGTGTCGAGGCTTACCGAAAAGTCAGGGTCTTCAGGTCGCCCTTGATCCAACAGCGCAGGGTAACGGCGCGTCAAGCTGGCGTAGTTTGCAGGCTGCACCAAGTTGGCGCTCGTGATCGCTACGCGCGTGACCTCGCGATGCTCGTCGCCCGCCTCGTCGTCGGCGATCACCTCAAAGAGATAGATGCCAGCAGCGAGCGCGCTGGTGGTCACAGACGAAAGCGCAACAACTACCTCGTTCACAACGATGCGATCGTTATGCGCAATGTCGATCGGCAACGGATCGTAGAGCACAGCAACCGTGTTGCTGTCACCGACTTGGAACGGCATCGAGAAGCTGCGCAGGCTTTCCATCGTGCCAAGGTTCTGCGGCTGAATCATCAAGTTGCGCCAACCGCCTGCGAGACTGGTGGTCGTTGTGATCGTGCGGTCGCCACGCTTTGATGAGCTATTATGCGCCAGCGTGTCGGGCATGGTGCCAACGACGTTGTTAGCGCTCGCCACCAGCTCGCCGCTCTCTTTGTACAGCCGCCAGCTAAACGTTGCAGCTGCTGGTCGCCCAAAGCTGCAAACATGCCGAACATTGCCGCCGGTGCTTTTGTGGATTGTCTGGATCATCGCCGCTTGAGCTCCACCATGACGCCCGCCATATTCTCAGCGAGCCGGTCCAGTTTGCCGTCGAGAGCCTCAAGCCGCTCGATCCTCCGGCTGTGATCGTCTAGGCGCTGCTCGATCACAGGCAAGCGCTGAGCAGCAAGCACCGCACCGTCAACCTGCGCCTTTGCTGTGCTGGCGAACCAGAGCAGCAGAGCCCAGGTGACTAGGTGCGTCATGACGGTTAGGTGCTTACCTTCGATGCTCACGCTTCAGCCTTTGCCTTTTTCTTGGCTGGCGCCCGCTTCTTCGGAGCGGGTTTTGCCGGTGCCTTTTCGACCTCGATTAGGCGCTGGATCTGCCAGCCGTTCGCTTGGTATTCTGCCACGTCAGCAGCAGCGACAAGCCTTTGCCTGCCGCTGCCGCTGACCATGTACGCGTCAGCAGACATTATGCCGACTGGACGCACACGAGCTGATGGCTGATACGAGCAGCTTGCCCGACCATACCAGCAACAGCATTCATGCCGCCGGTACCGATAAGCGCCGTTTCTTCCATGCGAATGTTCGGCTCTTTCTGGAGCACGAAACCAATCGCCTGCTCGATCGAGACGAGCGCGCCCTTGCGGGTGTTACCAGCTGCGAGAGCGACACCGGTTTGCAACTCGGTGCCACCGCCTGCGGCGCTAACGAAACCGCTGCTGACCACGCCTGCCGACGAGATAATCGGCACACCGTAGTAGCCGAACGCAACGCCGTTACCGGACAGAGCCGGGAACGTAGCGAGAATGTCCTCACGGCTGATGTAGTTGCTCGAGGCACGCACAGCAGCGCGCAGAGCCGACACCTGCGACGGGTGCAGCACAAAGGCAAGGTTACCCGGCGATCCGAACGACTTGCTCAGCTTGTTGTTGCCTTCGGCAATTTCAAGCGCAAGTTCGAGCGTCTGAATGTCCATAGCAGCAGGGTTACCGCCACCATCAGAGCTGTTCGCACACTCACGCACACCAGCGGCGCCAAAGGTGTCGTCGAACGTTGCGCAGACGAGCGCGTTGGCACGATCGCCCAGAGCCTTGCCGAGGGCGCCGCTAAGGTTGATCCAATCGACCTCTTGGGTTTCCATTGCCAAGTTGGTGATCTGGATAGCCGGCACCTCTTGCGGCTCAGCGACGATGCGCACGCTCTCAGGCGTGACGGTCGCAGGCACAAGCGCAGCGCCTTCGGTGACGCCTGCTGCGGTTAGGTTGTTCAGCTCTGCGAACTTGTACGCCACGAAACCGGTGCGCACGTTGCAGATGTCGAGAAGGTTGGCTTGGTCGCCCATGCTCTGTTGCAGGACGCCGCTCATTAGCTCGTGAGGGATCAACCCCGCTAAGCTGGTAGTAGTAGTAGACATTTTGTGGTTCCTTTATCCGTAATGCCGTTTGAGATATGCCCGCTGCTCTGCCCTCGTCATCTTGGCGATCTCCTCAGCCGTCGCTTTGCCGCCGTTAGAAACAGCGGTCACGCGCCCGGCGCTTGGTTGAGCACCTAGACTCCGAGGCATAACGGCGGGCGCAGTTTGCGCCTGCAGAGACTCAGCAAGGGAAACCGCACTATCGAAGGCGTCGAGGTCGGGCGCATCGCCAAGCTGCTGCTGCAGATGTTCGCGCACTGTCTCAGGCAAGGCTTCAAAGCGGCGGTTGACTTGCTGCCTGTGCTTGTCGCTCAGGCTGGTCAGTCGGTGCTGGTTTGCTTCGAGTTTGGCTAAGAGGTCGGCGGCTTTCGCCTCTGCCTCTGCTGCTAACTCTTGATAGCGCCCCTGCGCCTCTTTCTCTGCCCTGTCTCTTTCTGCCTGCGCCGCTTCAAGCTGTGCCAGTCTCTCTTCAGCAGATCGGGCTCTTTCCAGAGCGCTTTGCCTGCGTGCGATCGCCTCGTCTAGCTCTTTGCGGTTTACGGTTTGAGCAGTGGCATCCGCTACTACTTCGGCGCTATCCAGCACCTGGCTGCTGTCGGTCATCGTTAGACCCTCCTTGTATTATCGCCGTCGCCGGCGGTCGTCAAACACCTCTTGCAGCAAGTTGATCGCTCGCCTGCTGATCTGCTGGCGGCGCTTGCTGTTCTTCGATCCAAAGCCAAACCATGGGCGCTGCCTGTTGGTATAACGCGCCTTCTCGCTGGGCAGCGGCTGAGGATGCCCAGAGAACAACGGACCCTGCCGCCTGCCCCGTGTTGCGCTAGGGTTGCGCCTCGGTCCTGTGCCGGGTCGCTTGCCTGCCCTGCGCTTAGCTGCCGCAGCGATGGCGTAGAAGCTGCGCTGCGTGTTCGCGTCCAGCTTGTTCCACGCTCTAGCCAGCAGGCTCTTGCGCTCAGGGTTGACCGTGTCGATAAAGCCGATCGTCACGCCGTTGTTGCGTGAGTCGGTGACGCTGACAGCGTTGAGCATATGCCCGGTGTCGGTCAGATCGACACGCGTGCTGCGCCCTGCTGCCTTGCGCACCTTGGCGTACAGTTTGCTGTACCGTCTAAACTTGCGGTTGTTCTGATCTTTGCCCAGGTCCTGCGTCTCAACGATGATGCGGCTAATCGCCTGCTCACCGATCAGGCGCATGGTCTGCTTGCCTGGCGGCTCTCGCAAGAAGTCAAGGTCAACCGTGCCCTCTAGTTTGATTCCCCAGCTCATAGCATCGCCGCCGCTTCTCTATTCAGCTCGTCGCCGTCAAACTGAAAGATCTTTCGCCCATCCTCTCGAGCGTCTCGCAAGCTGGTGGCGATCAGCCGATGCCTACACCGCCAGCCGCCCAGGCTAGGGATGATAGGCGGCTGCCTGCCGTCTTTGTCTCGCAGCTTGCGGATGTTGCTGTAGGCTGGGTCGTTGTCGATCGCCGCTAGATCCTCAGCCCTGACGACGACGCCCTGCATCAGGCGGCAAAACGGGCGCGTCGTGCTGATGGTCGTGCCTTGATAGATAAAGTAGCGCACGCCCGCCTCGCTGGCTTCGATTAGCTGAATCTGTCGCACCATGCTGGCAAGCGCAGTTTCGACTGCGCTGCTCGCCCAGTTGACCCATTGGCTAAACTCTGCGTTGAGGTCTGCCGTGAGCTGGATACTCGCACGCCCAGGACCGGCTAAGCCCTGCACCAAATCATTGATCGGCGCATTGGCGAGCATAGCCGCCTCAACCGCCTCTTGTATGCGTCCGGTCATTGTAAACCACGCATTGTCTAGGTTGCGCGTCATGTTCGAGGCGAAGGCAGCTAGAGCGCTCTCGCTGATAGCGAGCTGCTCGCTGTTGCCGTCAGCCTCTCGCTCTAGCTCTGTGGCGAGGTCGCTGTACAGCGTGCGCACGGTGCTCTGAAAACCCAACCTATTCAACTCATCGGTTAAACGCTGACGCATCAGCACCGAGCGCTCTAGATTCTGGCGCGTCGTCTCTAGCCTGCCCTCGTCGGTGTCTAGCTCGACGATTAGCTCAGCAGCAAAAGCCTCGAGGCGTGCGATCTGACGACGCAAGGCGCGCTCAAAGTTGTTTGCGATGCCCTCGTCGTCGATCGCCACGCGTTACGCCTCGCCGTTGCCTACGATGCCAAGGGCAGCCTCAGCGAGCCCTTGCCCGGCTGGTCGGATCTGCTGGCGGTTGGTGTCGATGTTTGCGGCTAGGCGATCCTCTGCCTCTTGCTCGCTAATGCTCAGCGCTCGAGCCATAGCCTGCGCAGCGGTCAGCCAGTTTTTGCTAACGTCGTGATCCAGCACACGGCGCTGAGCCTCTTCGTCGCTTGGGATCGTGGTCGGTCCCGGTCGCCATACCATGCGCAT